TTACTAAACAACTGGGTAAATCGGTTTGTTGCAACATCACGGTGACAATGTTGTCGCGTAATGTTTCAACTTCTTCAAATTCTTCAGCAAAAACATACATTTGTACGCGTACTTTCGCGTGGCCTATGAATCCAGAATCAAGAGTATTAAGATGTTCACGATTCGTTTCGATGTAAATGACCATTGGGTATTCAACACCTTCAGGCGCGGCATTAGGCCAGACACCTTTTTCACCAGCCACGAATAAAGGCGGTAGGTGTTTATAAATCGCTTCGCTAACGCGCATTGGCGGCCTCTCTCGCTGCTTTCTCGACTTCTTCGCCTAATCGCTTGCCCAACTGGTCAAGTGCTTCTGTCTTTTTTGCTTCCCATGCAGGGGCTAAAAATCGTTGTGGTGCAATGTACTTGCCGCCTTTGGTTTTCCATCCCCATTCTTGAAATTTGCCGTAAAAAGCACGGCCATCAAGCGGAATAATTGATTGAATGTTACCCATCGAAGCCCGTTGACCACGGAAAACCTTTTGCTTGAGTGACTTACGCAAGTTACCAGGTTTAACTTCAATCACCGCACCACGTTCTTTGAATTTGTGCGGGACAATACCCATGGGCGCACGGGCTTTGGCTTCTGTTAACACTACTTTTGTGCCACTTTTAATCGCAACTTCTAACCCTTTTTTAGCGAGTTTTTTAGGAAACTCCGTCAATGTACGTTCAAGCTCTTTAAGCCCCGTCATTTGCACGGTATTAGCCATGATTAAGACTCACTAACGCCTTCACTCACCATGAGTTTTAGCTCTTTATGACGCAACTCAAAGTCAATGACGGCATGAATACTGTAGATTTTGCCTTCATGCGTGGCTCGCATTTTGGCGTTAATGTCAGCGCGGTAACGGATGTCAATAGTTCCCGTGACTTCACTGTGATTTTGTTGCGCGGCAAATAGGTACTTGCCGCTTAACGGGCTAACACGCGCCCAAACCGTGCAAACGTCAACCCATTCTTGCTTTTCACCACCGCTTAAACCACGAGACATGGTGAGTTTTTGGAAGGTGACGCGGTGACGCAGTTTGCCCGCCAACATATCAAACCCCCATCTTTCGATAAGGATTCATCAAGTTTTGACACGTCATGTTGATGTTTAACGTCACCATTTGTTGCGCTTCACGGTTGTCATACATATCGCCAATCATCAACAGTTGAGAGAACTGCAACGGCGCAGCCAATAACAGTTCGTTATCTTCATCACGGCAAATGGCATCACTTAACGGACGGTCAATGTAATCACGAACACCGCGTAAAGCTGTTTTGATAAGCAATTCAATTAACGCATCATCATCGCCGTGTTCAACACGCAAATGTTGCTTGGCGCGTTCTAACGTAATTGCATCACTCATCAAAAAAACCTCAATAAAAAAGCCCCAATGAAGGGGCTTTAATCAACAACAACTTAAACAGCGAGCAAGTCGCCTGTCACTTGAGCATCAGGAATAGCAACACCAAAGCCAGCACGCATTTCAGCGCGTACCGTCACTAAGTTTTTGGTAAAGTTATCAGAGTCTTCTGTTGATAACTCAACCATCACTTCTTGACGCACATAACCCGTCACACCAAGCGTCAAATTGCCTAACCAGAATTTACCCGCTGTCATTGCAGAGGATAAAACAATCGGCAAACCCCAAAGCACGGGTTGAATCATGCCGCCTGGTGTGCCCAGTAAATACTCGCCCGCGTCAGATTTTTCGCGCTCAATTTTGCCCCAGTCCACAGGGTTTAATACAATCGCTTCAGGTGTAATACCACTACCCCACACTTGGTATTTTGCGGTGTTGATGGTGTCAATGGCCAATGTTTCAGGTACTGCCACCAAGCTGTTACCGACTTTCATCAAACCGCTAAAACTGGCAGTTGTGCCGTTAATCACTTTGGCTTCTAATTTCAAACGCACACCATAGGCAAGGCGGCCTTCGATATAAGAAGCAAGGGCAGGCATATCATCTAACAGTTGTTTAGTCACGCGAACCCAATGAGCAACCACGCTGATCGTGATATTTTCCACACCAAACGTTAAATTAGACTCAGGCTTGACCGCACCTTCAGCCACTTCATCGGCCATGATGTCGTAAGCCGACTCACGCAACATAGGGATTAAGTCGCCAGACACGGGCGTCCAAACAATTAAATCCAGTAACGCCAGTTTTAACTCTTGCGCTTGATTACGCTGCACATCAATCGTTGCTAGTGACGCATTTGCACCAATGCCCGTAATAGACACGATGTTACGCGCATGAATGCCATCAATCTGCATACGACCCTTACGCGCTTTAATCGTCGCCACTTGCTGACTGATTTCAGTATTACGCGCCAAGATTGAACCGACTGTTTTTAGATCCGCATCGCCGCTACGCACTTGGTCAACCAGTTTTTGCTCCATGTCAGAGAAACGACCAGCCAATTCAGTCACCGCTTTGGCATCGGCTTCCATTTTTTTACGGATTTCGTCAGGTAACTTGCCGTTTTCAAGCGTGTCTTGATGTTTTTTGATTAACTCATCAAGGCTTTTCATGCGCTCGTTGAGCTTTTTGGCTAACGCGGTTGCATCATCAGGTGCTTCACGGCGGTTAATTTGACGAACTGCTTTAGCAATTAAAGTCGATTTAGAGCTACTCATAGTGTTTTCTCTCAAAAAAAGGCATAAAAAAAACCGCTAATTGCGGCAACATCAAGGCATTAAAACTTAAAACGATAGTTGATCTAATACCGATTGATATTCGTTTGCATGGTTTGGCACATGCAGAACATCATCTAAACGAGAAAGCAATAAATCGGCATCAATACGAGACAAACCCATATTGATTAACAGATTATTGGCATCGTCTGCATTACGCACCGCGTTAATAGCCTCGGCGGTAGGCGTAATGCGGGCTGTTTGGTCGCTAGGTTCATCAACTACACTGATTTCATATAAATTAATACGTCGAATGACGCGTGAGCCTGTGGCATCCTGCAACACGTCCATCGGGTTTGGTTCGTAGAAGGCAATTGATAAGCCGTCAACTGTGCCATGTTGCAGCATTGCACCGACATCACACGCTAACGACAAATTAGGGGTTAACTCACCTTTGACTAAAAAGCCTGTGTCGTCTTCAAGCAATTCAACCCATTTACCAATGCGACGGGCATTTGCACCGCTAAACCAGTCCATATAGCCGTGGTTGTAGTACATGTGAACCTGTTTACCACTGGTAATGACATCAGCAAACGCGCCTTTTTCAAAACGCTCACCGTGACTATTCACCGTTGCCCACTTTACAGCGTACCCCTCAAAGGTGTACGGTGCGCCGTCTTGCGTAGGCGCGGTAAAACGCAACTCACTAGGCACAATTTGCATCCGACGACATTGCACATCAGGCGGTTTACGGCGGTTACGGTGATGCAACTTAGTCATGGTTAACCTCATCTTTGCTTCTTGTTGGTACAACATTCAAAATTTTATCAATGGTGGTCATATTGCTTGGCACAAGCAACTGATCACCGTTAGGTTTAGCTTGGCGGCCTTCACTTTTACGCGCTTCATTGGGTGTCATAAAGCCTGATAGCACTTGCTTGGATACCGATTCAACACGGTCTTTTAAGTTCGCTCTTAAAATCGCGTCAGCATCAAACTCAAATTCGTAAATATCCCACTCAGTACGCGGCAATAAATTGACCACGATAGATAGCTCTAATTTTTCTAAATACGCCCGTAGAACAAACTTATAAAAGCCACTAATAATCGAATCAATGCCACTGCCCCACACGGTCGAGGCCGATAAATCATTAATTAAAACGCTTGGCACACCAAAGGCACGGCATATTTCTTCTAAGCTAAAACGGCGAGTCGCCAAAAGTTCTAAGTCTTCAGGCGTTAAACTCATTGCCTGAAACTTCATGCCACCGCCTAGGACAGCGATTTCCGTTTGGTCGCCATTGATTAGGCCGTTCATTTCTGTACGCAAGGCATCACGTTGATGGTCTTTCGGCCACTCATCAGTCAACAATACGCCTGTCGGTTTTGCGCCGTTCGCCATCAAGTGAGTGATTTTGTCATCGCCAGCAATGGCAACGCCTATCGCTTTTTTAGCATTGGCCAATGGCGACAAACCGACTAGGCCATTGCCAAATAATCGAATGTGCCAGACTTCGGCTTCTGTTAATTTTTGGCGCGACCCGTCTGATTTTTGCCAGTGATAAACTAAGTCGCCATTAAGCAATAGCTCAGGCTCAATGCTGCCGCTGTTAAGCACTTGTAAACTGACTAAGCGT